GATGTGAACGATTGGGATATGGCCGATGGCGTTGGGGTAGGTGTCCACCAACTCATCGTTGATGTACTGCTCCACTGTATCATCAGTGATTATTTCAGTGAAGGTGTACACCTGACGAGTGCCCTCTGAGGCTGTGCCCCAGAACCGGTACTTCAACTTGAACCGAAGAAGCCTAGTCCTGTCATGGGGATGGTACTCAGGGAAACAGTGTGCCGGGTTAAGGGGCAGAATGCGGATCTTACCCATAATGGGGATGCCAATGGGGTCCACGTAGGGCTCCTCATAGGCAACCTTGACGAAGCAATCTCCTGTGACACCGGCCAACTGGCCCATCTCCCACAGAACATGCTCCTTGTTGTTGTGTTGTCCCCACACCTTATTAAGCAGGTGCGGGATGATGGCATTGTTCTGTTCCGGGGCACGAAACTGGATGCCCTTACCGAAGCAGAAGTTCGTGATGTAGTCCGACATGGTGCGGACGTAGTTAAGATAGAACTGGGACTCACCGAACTCTCTACGGTATGCCCAATGGTGTCCGAGGTACCACGCCCACGCCGCCGAATAGCGGTTAAGACGTGGGCCGTGGACCTCAAACTCCTCATCGGCTAGTTCAACTAGCCCAAGGGGAGAGATAGCGACAGTGAGATCGCTGGCCGACGCACGATAAGATGGTGACCAGAAATCAACAGCCATGTATCACACCCGAGGATCGACTACGTGTTATCAGTATACACGATAACCTTAGCCGGGACACTGATAGTAACTAGTCAACTAGCGAAGCGGTGCCCTTGGTGCCAACCTTGGCAGCAAATGCACCCTTCAAAACCGACAGCGCTGCGGCAACGCCAGCACTGAGAACCATTTTCCAGTTATCGACGCCTAGGTCGAGGACGCTGTTAGTACCAACGGCACCAATAGCAGCCTGCCCAAAGGTGGCGGCGACTCGCTCAAGCAAGTCCTTATTGAACATGAAAGACATTCCTTTGTAGGGAATAGGGAACCACACCACATTTAGTGCTTGAGCCTATTATAGCCCACAAGACCGTTACAGATTTGTATATTCCCGTCCTCTATACATTGCCCACCCATCCCGTATCGTCACCATCTCTAGATTGAACCTGCCGTCGCCCTCCTCGTACTGCACCACCGATAGCCCCTGCTGCCAGTTCTCATGGCGCTTTAAGGGCCGACCATCTAGGTCAGTGCCCCCCTTTGTAGAGGGAACCGCCCCGTCAATGCGGGCCAAGCAGCCGGGTGACGCTGCTACAACAGTCCTAGGTCCGTCGTAGTCTTCCCTAGTCACCTCAGCCCATTCACGCCTATGTATATGTCCGTATAAAACAGATACCTTCTCACGATTCAGGTAGGCATGAGCAGTACTACCATTAGACCTGACTATGTCGCCGTGGATCACCTTGATGTGTTCGTTGATCCAAACACATGAGGCTGGGTACCCAGCAAGGTACTCAATGTCGAAGTCGTCCAAGCGGCACAGGCTGGGGATACTCAACACAGGCCAACTGTCTGGGCGAGAGCCAACACGAATGCCGAAGGCTGCGGCAGCATTGTCGAGCATGAAGTTGGTCAACCGTTCTTCGTGATTTCCAGCCAACCACTTGATCTCTGCTGTGGGAGCAGCATCCCGAACAGCAGCACACATTTCAGTCGCCCTATCCACTGACGCTTGTGTGGTCTGCTGAAATGCAGGAGTCAGGCGATACTTACCCAGTTCGGGCAGGTCCAAGTTGTCCCCAACCAGCACCACCAAGTCTGGTTTGGTGTCCTTCATAATGGACAGGGCCAGAGCGATTGCACCCTCATCGTGGGTGGGTTCTAATGAACCATCTTTGCCCTTGAAATAACCAATCTGCATGTCGGGCAAGACAACACAGGTCTTTAGCGATGCTTTCGATTTGGTGGCAGTACTCTTGGGAAGTTTGATGGCCGGGCCGGGTTGGATGACCGGCCACTCTGGACCCGTTTCCCACGACGGAGAAATCTGGATACCAACCAAGTCGTGAATCTGTGCTTCACCATCTGCGTCCTTAGTCAAAGACTGATAAAGGGACACCTTCTTGATGTCCCCTATATCTTCCAAGTTTATGTTATGTCGGTCCAGTAAGTCGGCCAGTTTTCCAATGGCGTGCTTGGGCGGACCTTTATCCAGTTTGCTGGACAACTCACTCACGTTACTCACCCGTTGTCTCCTCAGATAGGCAACTACATATGTCTCGTATGTGTCGTTGGATTGTCGCAGAAGAAATAGGATGACCCTGACTGGTCAAGACGTTCGCCAGCCACGCTGATGAGTAGACCTTACGTTGGCCGTTGTTGTCGTCTCCACGCACACGGTCCAAGGCCCGGTCCAAGGCTATCTGCTCTTCCTCTGCCAGCCCGTGACGCACACGGGAGTACAGGCACTTACGAGGAGTTGGATCTCGTAAGGGAATCTCTAGTGCTTCAACTAGAGTTACTGAAGGTAGGTCGTTCGGCACGGCATCTACTCCTTCTGCTACCACTCATAGTACACGACATGACTGCCTCAGGTGGGCACGTCACTTCTTTGCTGCTGGTTTCCTCCGTGTAGGCTTCTTATCCGTCACATGCCAGTCTAGGTGATCGGAGAGCCTATCACCATTGTTGTCCACAGACACCTTGATCTCCGCAAGGGACCTCACGAGCCCCCTCAACTTGGAAGCCACATCAGCATGGTCCTTCTGGTTCTCGTCCCTAAAGCGTCGTAAGAACAAGCCTAGCACCCCGAAGGAGCCAGTGACCAACGCCGCCACGACAATGCCCCACGCCTCAGTCATAACTGCCTGCGTCAAATAGAGTGAACTGGTCAGGGTGGACTACTGACCTCTCCGGGCCTAGGTCATCCACCGCATCGCGCTCCGCCTTGGATGCTGACTCAGACTGATATCTCTCTTCCGCCCACTGCCCGGCTTGTGACTGCCTAATGGACGGAAGACCACGCTCGGCCATTGCTTGCCTCATAGAGAAGTCCATCATGCTATGGATGCCCGTTATCCCCATGGCCTCTTCCACCGGAGCCTTAGTTCCCGGCTTCCACCAAGTAGGGTTATTCTTAGACATGTGTGGCAGCATCCCACCGCCACCACTGTGTATATCCGCAACAAAGAAGTCTGGCTGAGAAGGTCTGAAACTGTTGACAAACGGTCCAGTCTTAGGACCCATCCCCCCAACGTCCCCTCCCTTGGTAACAAACAACTTTTTTGGATCGGCTGCTGCTGATCCTTCTGTGCGCTCTGCCCGAGCGAGAGTAGCCGCTTTACGCACGTTCGCAGGATACCCTACAGCCCCCAGATTTTGATCTCCAATAAAGTCATCTGTCATCGCATCTGAGGCTGGCTTTTGGGTATCCCCCACAGGCATATCTGGATGGCTACTCTCCATTTCAGATGCTCGCACACCCGCCATTAGATTGGGGTAAGTCATCTCACCACTGGGGGACTTTTCGCTGAAATGGGTCTTCGGAGAGGTCACACCCATCATATTCAGCATCGTGTTCTTAGACAGTCCTGTTTGTTGAGCGGACTCACTAATGGCTGTACCAACGGATGACTGCGGATCATAGAAGTCAGAACCCACGGGTGCATCTAAACCCTGCGTATCCGCACGGAAAAAGGACTGATCTATTTGAGAACCAATCGCCCTCGTCATACTCTTTGTGGTTGCCCCAGTCTTAGCCAACACCTGAGCCTCAATGTTGACCCGTTGCCTCAGAGGCATGTCTTCCCAACGGGGGGGTGCAGCCGCAGCCTGCGGGTCCTCAAGCCCCGGCAGTTGCCGATCCATGACACTGGGCACAGGTGCGCTAGCGTCCCCATGTAAGCCATGCTCGGGGTCTTGGACGGTCTTGGCTGGTAACTTCTTGTCCCACCCTTTCTCCCAGTATATCTGTCGGGTGGGCATGGAAGTTCCATACAGGTCTTGTGCTGTCTGAAACCTCTCGGGATTGTCTTTCTCCCACGCCCTGCGCGTGCCCCCAGAGAGTCTCTGTGCCACTTTAAACGCAGGGTCACGTTTAGATCGTGGAACGTCCTGACGAACAGTTAACTTATCATCGCCCTTAAGTCGCTTCTGCCGCCGCTCTGTCGAAGCCATACAAGACTATAGCCCTACGCAGTGTAGGGTCTCAGTCGTGGACGCGAGTAGCGTTGGGCCGGTTCATGTGTGCGCCAGAGTTGTAGGAATGCTCATACTTGGGCATTCCGTCACCTGCCACAACACCCTGAACGAACTCTCCAAGCACCGACGGGGCCTCAATCCATGAAGCAGACCCGACGTGGGCACGCTCCTGCATCGTGACTTCGGCTGGCTTGTAGAACATAGCCGGGTTGTTGTGGCTCGGGCGACCCGGGACCGATGAAGTGTCGACGTATGCGCCGATAGCGAAGTCGTTAGGGACATCG